TAAACGAGTTTTATATAGCAAGAGTGAGAAACAACGGTGGTACGGTAACGATTGACAATACGGCAAAAAAGGAATATTGGTCTTTGGCAGGCATGCCGAAACCGAAAGAATAAGAAAGGAGGAGAAAATGAAATTATTATATACAGTAAGTTCCGGATATATGGCAGAACAGCAGAATGTTTCCTACTCGATAGGGGGATTTGCGTCTTCCACGACAATACCTAATGACATGTTCGGTAATTTGTTTGACGAATTGAGCGTCAACACTATAAGAAATGCAATAAACGAATACAGAGCTATAGTGCTGCACAATGACAGCCAGGAGGTGGCAAAGGGTGTAAAGATATGGTTCGAGAACCCAGAAACAAATGTGTGTTCGTTCAAGGTGGGTGCCGTGGGAATGACGGAAGGTGAAGACGGAAGCCGATATATGGGGAGTGCACCTAATATATACAGTAGACCCTATACAGTCCAGTTTTACAAGGCTACAGAAGAAAACCCGGTGTCTATCGGGGATATGCAGCCGGACCAGATGATAGGTATTTGGGTGGAAAGGAGTATAGACAAGGAAAAGGCTTTGGAAGAGTATAACAAAGTGGCAGAGAGGGATTTAGCTACGGAAACGAGATATAAGCCTATTCAGAAGGAAACACAAGAAATGGTAAATATGCAATTTTATTGGGAATAAGCTATTGCGTATGTCATAAACAAATATTATCTTTGTGGTGTGATTGATAAGGGAGTGTTAAGCCTCCCTTTCTTAATCGGGTTAGACATAAACAAATATTATCTCGAATATGGACAATATTGTAGAACTTAACGGATTGCAGGGTGTAAAGAGTGAAAAGGTTTACGCCTATTTTTCAACCGAACCGAAAGAGGTGCAGAATGCCCTGGAGATTGGAATAGCATGTACCGGGGCTGATGATAACGGGGCGTACAACATTTATTTTGACGATGAAGAAAACATATGCTGTGAATACATGCAGCGTTGTGTCACGAAGGAGTTTAAAAAGGTGGAAACAATAGAAGAAGCTGTGTTGTGGATGGAGGGTTATTTTTAATATAAAGGGTTATGACAGAAAAGATTATTAAAAAGGAAGATGTAGAATACAAGCTGACATGTAGTTTGTTTATGGAATGGAACCGTCCGGCAAAGTATAGATTTAAACTACAGCAAAGAGAGTGCGGAAAAAGGAAATGGTTGGATTTAAAAGGAGAGGAATACTTGGTATATACAGAGAAAGATATTGTTTTGCAGTATGTGAGTAAAGAAGATGTGTTAGAGCTTGCTTTTGAGGAATACAAGAAATACTACCCTAATAATGAAATGCTGAAATGAAGACATTAATTTTTGATGTGATGCTGAATGAGCAATATATACACACGTTCAAATATAAATACAATCCTCTGTTTCCTATTGAGGAGGAAGAGTTAAGGAAGTTTGTGGAAGAGAGATTGCCGACATTGAAAGGGAAGAAATTCAAGATTTTGTTTTAGGGTATGAATCTGAATGCTATCATAAAGAAATGGTTCTGTCGCCATGAATGGGAGCTGATGTATGAGAGAAAGGTTACGGCATGGGATGAGTTAGGATGTAATAAATATATCGCCAGATATTACGTCTGCAAGAAATGTGGCAGATACAAGAAAACCAAAAGTTATTGATATGAAACAGACAGTAGAAGAAGCGGCAATGCAAGAACTTATGTCAAGCTATGCAATAGTAGTTGAAGGTGAATTAGTCTATCAGAGACAAGCAATGCTAAACATGTTCAGAAAAGGTGCTGAATGGCAGTCAAGGCAGTCTCCGTGGATAAGCGTTAAGGAACGGTTGCCGGAGCAAAACGAACTTGTTTTTTTGTAGAATGGTATCAAATGAAGCCATTGTAAGCGGATTTATTATACCTATGCCAAGTGGGAGACCTCGTGTTGTAACATTGCCGGATTTTGAATTTGAAGATTATGGCGATTACGTTTGTGACATGTGGGCACCTATTCCCTCCTTTGATGAAATATTTGAAGCAAACAAAGATGTACTGGAACGGATTAAGGGGAAAGGAGATTGAAAATGAATGAAAGGAAAGTTCTTTTGTTTAAGAAGGTATGTTATGATGTTGGAACACGTTTTTCTTTTGTTGTAAACGGTAAGATTATCGAAACGGTTATAAGTGATGTAATGATTGATTATCATAAAAATATCAATTATGAAAAGCATTCTGTAAGGTATCATTTCTGTACTATGGACAAGTATTCATTCGACGAGTTTTCTGAAAGAGAGTTGGAAGATATGATACGCAGGGGAATTGTTTTATGTATTGAGTAATAGAAAAGAGATTGAAAATGATAAAGAAATGGTATGAAGTTTCGTGTGATTTGTGCGGAAAAGGTTTAAATCACTATGCAGAATTAAAACCTACTTGCACTGATTTAAGGAGAGATGGTTTTTAAAGTTAAAATCAATAACGGAAAGGTGTTTGTTTTTTGTAAAGAGTGCTATGAAAAGATAAAGAAGGAGACAAAGAAATGAAAGGAAATATATTTGACAAAATAAGGAAAGCATTTAATAAATACATAGAGTATATGATTGCTTGTGACTGTGTAGCCAAAGAAGCACAAAAACATATAGATTAGGACAATAATGTTTCGTGTGAATATTATCCCGGTGATGGAATATGTATAATGATAGACGAGCATGTTTGTTATGCTAATACATTCTTTGACTTGGTAGAAGAATCAGAAAACGGTATGGTTGAGAAGAACACCTATATGGAAAATTGCATTTAACATGGAAAGATATAGGATTGTGAAAGAAATAAGGTATAGCGGCTGTATTCCGATAGTCGTGTATTGCGTACAAGTCAGAAAAGACAAACGTCTTTCGTCTGAATGGGTGAATGTAAAGGGCTTTGATACCTATAGGAAAGCAAGAGAGTTGTTGTATATTTTAAACGGTGATTGATATGGAAATAGTTCCGGATTTGACAAAAAGTAATTTATCTAAAAACCAGGTAGAATATATTCAAAAGAAACAGCATGAATATAAATTGACGGACAAGAAGAGGAGGGTTCCGGGCTATATTTTATTTTCATTCAATCTGAAAACGAAAGAGATAAAGAGAGCTTCTATTACCAACGAAGTTTCAATTGGATTAAACGGGAAACCTATAATGAAAACCAAAACAGTTATTGAGTCGGATTGCTATTACGAACAAGCTTTGAATGAAAAGAATTTTAGAAAAAGATTAAAGAGGATTGGGTTAATATGAAAACAATTAAAATATCAAATTTACAAGAAGGGGATTTGTTCATATATAAAGACGTAATGTATGAAATTGTACATAAGGACAAATGGGAAACCTATTGTAAATAGGTCAATGATAAAAGCCATTTAGGAGGATGGTTTTCAAGTGAATATCTTTATTGTAAATTTAGTAATTATACAAAAGTAGAGATTTAGATGCTATAAGTAAATATAGATACAGAGAAGTAAAGAATTATATCCACAACGAATTAAAGTTGACTAAAGAGGATATAAAGGAAATTATGATTCCAATTGTGAAAGAGGAAGTTAAACGTATCTTTCAAAACACCTATGGGAATGATGTCGATATAGAGAGGTGAGTTCGTTGTATGGTTTCCAACGAGATACAAAGACATGGTGATTACTCTATGATAAGGAATTTATGCAGGGAGATAATTAAGGAGGAAATTGCTGATAGGTTGTCAATTGATATAAGCCTTAAAAAGAAAGAGGGGTAAAATATGCAGAATGAAATTTCTTGGAATGAAAATACTCGTTATGAGATTTATAATCCATATAGTGATATTTCTCCTTTAGAACCGTGTGATACACCTAAAATCGGAAAATATCGTCCAAAAGATGATAGATGTACAAACAAGCAGATTGCGAAACGCAGGAAGAGGAATAAGAACCGTAAAACACATAGGAAATGAGTAGGTTTGAGAAAGAAATTCTTCCTTTTATAGAAGAGGAAATTATGCGAAAACTCCGTACATACAATGTGTACAGTACAAAGGAGTATGAAGACATACGAAAGGCAGTGAGGTATTCAATCAGATTTTGCAAGAAACATAAAATTGTTCGATGTGAAGATAAAGATTAAATAAATAAAGGAACGAGAAATGAAAAAGTACAAGGTTTTATTTTGTGATATGGACGGGACGTTAATAGAAACTGCAAGCGGTGAGACGTTCCCGAAGGGTATATGGGATATGAAATTTAAGTTTGATGTCCTGGATGCAATAAAGAATTTGAATCCCGAAAAAATCTTTATTGTGACAAATCAAGGAGGGATAGAAAAAGGGTTGGTGTTGCAATTATCTATTTATGTAAAATGCAAGTACGTGAATGACAGTATAATGGATTATTGCGGCATTGATACGCGTTTTATGTATTGTGAAAGCAATGACAGAAGAAACCCTATGAGAAAGCCTAATACTGGAATGCTTGAAAGACTTTTTAACAACTATAAATCATGGAATGCTGGTTTAAGTGAAAAGGATTGTTTAATGATTGGTGATGCAAGCGGACTTGAAGGGCAGTTTTCGGACAGTGACAAGAAAACAGCCGAGAATTTTGGCATAGACTATATGGATGTCAGCGAGTTTGTAAATGTTTACGGGAAAGGGGTATAATTATGGAAGTAAAGAACGGAATAATAATAGACGGAGTGTTGCATGAAGCTGAGAATTATCCAAATGACTATGAATGCAAGATATGTTCTCTTCACAAGGAATGTAATGAATTAGAGAATCGTTGTGATGAATGGATTTGCAGGCTTATTGATTGTAGGTATTTCGTCAATCGTGGCAAAGTAACGGATATTAAGATAGATAAGGAGGAATAAATAATGCACCAGTGTAATTGTTGCTGTTGGTATAACGAAAGATACGGGAATTGCGATTGTCCGTATGTAATGAAGAAGTCGGCTTGTGATAAAGCTAAAAAGGAGTGAGAAATGAAATTAAAACATCCATTAGATTGGTATAACGAAAACACACCATCGGAAGATGAAGAATACGAAAAGGGATGTCTATCTATCGCCTTGATAGTAGTAATCATTTTCATTGCATTAACGGCTATAATTTTATCTTATGACTTATGAAATCAAAACAAGTATTATCAATAGAACAAATGAAGCACTTGCAGGAGCTTGGATTAGATACAAGTGATGCAAGTATGTGCTGGTGTCGCGCTATCTCACATAAATCTGTAACGTGGGAGCTTGAAATCTATGAGTATGTAATAAACCAAAAACTGGATTCTAATTTTTGGGAAACAACCCCTACTTACACTTTGCAGGACATTCTGGATAAGTTACCAGAATCAGTACAGGTATATGATTTGTACATATTTAAGAAAGTAGGGTTGTGGTGGCTCAAATATGTAGACGTAACGAATAATGGAACCGTTCATTTAGAAAAGATGCCGGGAATAATGGATGCAGCCTATTATATGTTATGTTGGTGCATTCAAAAGGGGTTTGTTAAAACTAATAAGGAGGTTAAAGATGGAAGAAAAGAAAATTGATTGGGAACAGAGGCGTTATGAAATAGCGAAAGCTGCAATGCAAGGATTTTGTAGCAATTCACAGAAACAATTTATAAATGTTGATTCAAGTATAATAGCAAATTGAGTATTTGTTTTGCTGATGCACTGATAAAGAAATTGAAAGGAGAATAACTATGGAAGCACATGTAATGCAACTTGAAAACAACTGTGTGATTGTTGACAAGGAATATTTTAACGAGATAAAGAAGCAGTCAGAATTTAACCAAGAAAGGATAAATGAGATTGCCGAGGAAAAGTTTTTGGAATACGTCAAAGAAAGCGGTATCAAACTTTCCTACGAAGTGAACGGAATACCTTATATATTTCATCATGACTTGTTGAGTGAATTGAACTATGAGGAAAGAGGATATCCGGAATCCGTGTCAGAAAAGGTGAAGCATGTTATTGCAGATGATATAACCGAGGCTTTGAATGATAAGTTTAAAGGACTGAAAGACGAGGCTTTGAATTATGCCTTAAGTGAGTTTGACAAACGGAAACACGGTTTAGAGGCTACTGTAAAAATATGGAAACATTTCGCATTAATCTTTATCATTACGACTATTATTCTAACAATTAGACTATTTTTATTGTGAAATGATGTTAAACAACCTACATTTTACACATAAGCACTTGCGTATGTCATAACATAATCTTATCTTTGCATTGTGAGATTAAGAGATGAAAAGTCAAACAAATAAAAAGATAAGGTTATGAAAGCAAGATTTTTAGAAAAGTTCATCATGATGGAGTTTGTGAAAGGCAATTTGGATTCACAGGAACAAGTCAATGATATGATTTCTTTGATACAGAGAAAGTTGGGTGTATCAGTAGAGAACGCAGGAGAATTTTTAAGAAACGCAATCGGTATTAATGCTTAATAGAGAACGTCATGAAAGTATATATAGCGAGAGATAAAGACGGTAAACTGTTTAAATATCCTTATTGGACTGGAATGTTAGCGACAGAAATACCGCATAAACATATGTGCGCTTATCCTTTTGACGGTAATCATTATATTCAAGGCAAAGATTATCAACCAAAGAAAGGAGAAGAAATAGATAAAGGTTTATACCCCGAAATCACCTATGAAAATTCACCTATGAAAATTCACCTATTTGGTTGAGCAGAATTAACAATAGCAATTTGTTTTCTTCATATTAAAGGGTTACGTTTGTAACCCTAATTTTTTTAAATCTAAAGAAAATGGCGCAAAAACTATCTGCCGGATTTATGGCAGAATTATTCAAACTTGTATATATGGATTTGAATATCACTCGAATGGTAGTAAATAATCTGACTTATCAGTTAATACCCAAAGAGTGGCCCGGCTTCAAATTCTTATTAAAAGAGGCAACAGAAGTATTGAAGGAAAAAGATAAGGTTCCTTCTTTGGGCGTGGTGTCCCAAAAATACGCTGATAGTGATTTTGTGATTGAAGCGATAGACGCTGTGCAGTCAGTCGCCAAAGTAGACAAGGAAATTATTATAGACCAAT